CGATTCAAACGCGAGTGGTAAGTTGCGTCAATCTATCAAACCACTAGAGACGACGAGAACACCTACGTCGTTGACTATGCGTCTAGGTATGGAAGACTACGCAGAGTACGTCGATGGCGGTCGTCGACGTGGTAAGCGTCCACCTGTACAAGCGATAGAACAATGGCTCATCGACAAAGGTATACAAACACGAGCGTCAAAAGGTGAAGACCCTATCAAAGCACGTCGCAACAAAGCACAAGCAATCGCAAACGCGATAGGTCGTCGAGGCATCAAACCTACAAAATTCATACGCAACGTATGGAATCAACAACTTCTAGACGGCATCTCAAACGAACTTGCTACAAAACTAGGAAATAGAATTTTCTCGATAGACATCAAATAATTTTTCTATTTTGTTTGCATAGTGAAAGAATTGTTGTACTTTTGTGCAGTATGACAAACATCGAACAAATTCAAGAAGAGTTAAAACACAAGCACTATCACGGTCTTCAAAAGACTATTCACGAGAGAACAGGTCTCTCGCTTCCAACTATTCGTAAGTACTTAAAAGGTGACGTGTATCACCCGACAGCGGTCAAAGTATTCAAGACAGCAAAAGAAATCATTGAACAAATCGAAAACTAATATGAACAAAAGTGAATCAATCAAGAACATTGGACTTGCTTTGTGCAAGTTTCAAGCAACAATCGGCAAAGTGTCGAAAGAAGCAAACAACCCATTCTTCAAGTCTAAGTACGCATCACTCGCGAATATCTTAGACACTATTCAAAAACCTCTCAGCGATTGCGGTCTTGCGTTTGCGCAACTACCTGACGACGACGCGTTGACTACTCTCTTAATTCACAGCGAGAGTGGCGAATGGATTGAAGCGTCTTACAAGATGCCTGTCGCAAAACAGAACGACCCTCAAGCGATGGGTTCTGCAATCACGTACGCACGTCGTTACGCTCTAGGGGCAATCTTAGGACTCAACATCGACGACGATGACGATGGCGAAAAAGCAATGGGTCGCGCACCACAGAAAGAAACGCTCACGCCTAAACACGCTAATTGGGCAAAAGCAGTAGAACACATCACTCGTGGTGGTAAAATCTCTGACATCACAAACAAGTATCACTTGAACGAAGTAGACTACAAATTGTTGTCGACTGCAAAATGAATGTTTGAGAATGGTTACGACTACGCAAAGTGAAGAGCAGTGGCAAGAATTGCGACGCTCTAGATTTACCGCTTCACAAATTCACAAGTTGATGGGTACTCCGAGAAACAAATCGGAGTACTTGAGTGAAACTGCAAAGACATTTGTCTATGAAAAAGGCGCAGAGATATTGACAGGCATAAGACCTGAAATCTATGGTCGCGCTCTTGAATGGGGCAAAGAACACGAACGTCAAGCGTATGAAGCGTTTGACCCTTTTAACACACTAGCGACTTACTACGGAGGTGAGACATTTGTCTTTGTAGAATACGGTGACTTTGGGGGCTATTCACCTGACGCTCTAGGCGATGACTTCATCGTTGAGTTCAAGTGTCCTTTCAATAGCGGTATTCATCTTCGCAACTTCTCAATCAAGACAAACGAAGATTTGAAGTCTCAGCATCCTGACTACTATTGGCAAGTTCAAATGGGTATGATAGCGACAGCGTGTGACAATGCGTTCTTCGTTTCTTACGACCCTAGATTTGTTGACTCACATCGTACGCACATAGTAAATATCACGCTTGACGACGTAAAAGACTTGATTGACGAGAAGTTGTACTACGCAGGTAACTTACTGCAAAGTGTCATAGAATTGTCATAAAACAAAATAAATAGAAAAAAAGTTTGCAAAGTACTTGCGTATATGTTTGCTAGTAGTATATTTGCTATATGAAAACGACACAACGTATGAACTACAGACATCAAATGTTTACTATTACAACTAGCGAATCTTATCGTAACGGCTCTCAAGAAGTGAGCGCAGTAGATTTCAAACACGCGTTTAGTCTATTGACTGAAACACAAAAAAACAACGTGATTTGTATTTATGACGAGGATGGTCAGCAGGTGATGGGTTGGGAACTTAAAAGAATTTCAAAATAATACTATGGCACTAGACATCATATACCCAATCGTATTGACTCCTATCACCATTGCGGTGATGTACGCGAGTCACGTGTTGACAAAGAAGTCGAATAGAGTAATCGAAGAAGCGACTCCTTATCAATTTGAAAAAGACGAAATCATTGAAGGCTTCAACGAAGCGATTCAACATCAACGTCAACAACTCTACAAAATGTATAAAGGAAAAGCAAAATGAATACAAGAATCGTACAAGCAACTATCAACGACGTGAGCGAATATCGCGTCTACTACAATCAGTCAATCATTGCACGTTTTGAGAAGAACGTCTACGCTCAACAATTTGCAAACAGATTGAATGGCATTGGCTATGTTCTCGTGAACGAAGACAAAGACATTTTGTGTGTCTTTGATAGTGAACCTACTCTCGAAGAGATACAACATCAACTTGAAGAGAGTTACTCAATGGAGTTGCAAGTCAACGAACTTGCGCCCATCTCATTGTACAATCACTACGAAGTACGCGGTGACAACTTCACTGAGATTGTTGAAATTGTTAAAACTAGAATCATATGACACAATATCAATTCGCTATATGGCTAGGCTTCATCGTCATCTCTTTCGTACTAGGCTTCTATTGCGGTAAATATGAAGAGCAGGAGTGAACAATTTGAGAGAATGTATATGAACATCGCATATGAAGTCGCGACGCTTTCTAGGTGCAATCGTAAAAAAGTGGGCGCAATCATAGTGAACTCAGGAAATATAGTTGCATTTGGCTACAATGGAACACCTAGTGGCTTTTGCAATCAGTGTGAAGAGAATGATGTGACAAAAGACGAAGTCATACACGCTGAGATGAACGCGATTCTAAAAGCAGGTAAGAAGACAAAAGGTGCTACAATGTACGTGACTATGTCTCCTTGTGTTCAATGCGCTAAAATCATCAAACAAAGCGGAATAGAGAGCGTTGTGTACGATGAGTTGTATCGTCATACAGACTCACTTGATAAATTAAAAATTAATTACAGACAAATATGAAAAAAGAATCTCAACTCAAAAAAGTGAAGACACATTTGATGAATGGTAAGTCTATCACACCAATCGACGCTTTGAACTTGTATGGCTCGTTTCGACTCGCCGCATTGATTCACGTACTACGTCACAAAGAAGGACTAGACATCGTGTGCGATGAGACAGAAGGCTTTGGTAGATATTCAATAAAAGAATAATTTGCTATTAAGTTACAAAGCACTATTTTTGTAAGGTATTAAAGTTGTGTGCGAGACAACTATCAACAGACCTTTGCCCTCGGCAAGTATCGAACTCGCACTTCGGTACTCGCTTGAGGGCTTTTTTAATACAAAACAAATGAGCAAAGACCCGGCAGTGTTATTTTACACGAGCGATTTTTTAACAGGTACAACGTTGATGTCAAACGAACAAGTAGGTAAATACATACGACTACTTTGTATACAACATCAAAAAGGAGTACTAAGCGAGAAAGATATGTTGAAGATATGTGATTCATATGATGAAGACATCTATGAGAAATTCGATAAATCAGACGAAGGCTACTACAATAAGCGTATGAGAAACGAGTTCGAGAAGAGAAAGAAGTATAGTGAATCAAGAGCAAACAATCGTAAGAAGAAAGAAGATATGAATAACATATGTAAATCATATGAAGAACATATGGAAAATGAAAATGAAAATGAAGATGTAAATAATACAAAGAGTAAACGCTTTGTCAAACCAACTCTAGACGAGTTGAGTCAATATATGGATTCAATAGGAATGAATGACGTATCAAACAAGTTCTTTGACTTTTATGAATCAAAGGGTTGGATGATAGGCAAAAACAAGATGAAAGATTGGAAGTCAGCAGTTCGCACTTGGAAACAAAACAATTTGAAAGTATCAACAAATCAACATAAACTTGCAACACTATGAATCTAGAACAAATGATACTATCAAACTTGTTGTTCTACAATGACGCAAGACATTACTTACCACAAATCAACAAGAATTGGTTCACAGAAGACTTCTCACGTCGTATCGTCGATGCGATGACACACTTGTACTACGACAATCAACCTGTTGACTTGGTGACGCTCTCAAAGCATTTCACTAAAAAAGAAGTTATTGAGATTATCAAGATACAACAAGAAGCAAGTGGTTTGACAAACATAAAAACGCATCTTCAAACTCTAGAATATAACTACATCAAACGAACGCTCGTCGATAGATTGTCACATTTGAATTTATCAAAAGAACTTGATGAGATGGTAAAAGACTTGCAGTCGATTCTTGATGAGACTACTTTCTCGACACACAAAGAGCCTGACTCAATCGTCAAAGTCACAAACAAAGTCGTTGACCAAATCGTAGAGAATAGTCTCAAAGGTGGTGCGCTCACAGGCAAACAAACAGGATGGCGCTATCTAGACAAGTACATTGGTGGGTACAACGAAGGCGACTTGATTGTTGTAGCAGGTCGTCCGGGAATGGGTAAGACTGCAATCGCTCTCACGCTGACAAAAGACTTTGCAAAGTACAATCACAAAGCACTCTTCTTGTCGCTTGAGATGTCAAACGAGCAACTTGCAAAGCGATACTTGTCATTGATAGGCAACATAGAGAATTGGAAGATACGCAATGGTCGTCTAGAACAAATCGAGATAGACAAAGTAATCAACACAGCAAACAATCAAACTATCGAGTTTTACATAGACGATGACGTTGATACTTCTATCGCACAAATTAAAGCAAAGGCAAAGTTGCACAAGTCGCGCAAAGGTCTTGACTTACTTGTCATTGACTACATACAATTAATTAAAGGCACAAAAGCAAATCGTGAGCAAGAGATAGCAGAAATCTCACGCGGTTTGAAACTACTAGCAAAAGAATTGAAAATCACGGTCATCGTACTTGCGCAGTTGTCACGTAAGAGCGAAGAAAGACAAGACAAACGACCTATGTTGTCAGACTTGAGAGAGTCAGGCGCGATAGAGCAGGACGCAGATATTGTGATGTTTCCTTTTAGACCTGCTTACTACGACACAGAGAAGCCTGACGTAGAAGAAGCGGAGTTGATTATCGCAAAGAATCGAAACGGTGAGTGTTGCACAATACCTACTACATTTGAAGGCAAACTAACAGAATACAAAGAACGCATATGAAAACAATAAAACTAGAGAACACGATACTTGAAGACGAATACACTCGATATGTGTGTGAATCGTTTGACATTCAAGATTCGACAAAGACAAGTGTAGAAATACCTGTCAATTTTGCAGAGTGTAGAAACTTTGATTGGAACATTGGAGTCATCTACGGAGGTAGTGGCACAGGTAAATCAACTCTTTTGAAGCATTTTGGCGCGATTAGAACGATTCAATTCGACGAATCGAAGTCTCTTATCTCAAACTTTAATTGGTTGCAACCTAGCGACGCTTGTTTACTTTTGTCTTCAATGGGTTTGTCAAGTGTTCCTACGTGGTTGAGACCATATAGAACGCTGTCAAATGGTGAACAATATCGCGCACAACTTGCGTATCTTGTTGGTAGTGCAAAAGAACAAGAAGTTGTACTTGTGGATGAGTACACAAGTGTAGTAGATAGAGACGTAGCAAAAGCGATGTCTTATGCGCTTCAAAAATTCATACGCAAGAACAACAAAAAAATCATTCTTGCTAGTTGTCACTTTGATATTATGGAGTGGTTGTTACCCGATTGGACATATTCACCATTGAAGGGGCGTGTCGAGAGACACGACTATCTTCGGCAATCAAGACCAAAAATCGAACTTCAGGTATTTCGATGTAGATATGAAACTTGGCGTATATTCAAACACCATCACTATTTGACTGATGAATTATCAAAGAGTGCAAAATGTTTTGTTACTATATGGAATGATAAACCGGTTGCATTCAATGCTGTATTGCCATTGCCAAGTGGAACCATACAAAATGCTTGGAGAATGTCTAGAACAGTAGTATTGCCAGATTATCAAGGTATGGGAATAGGAGGCGCAATTAGTACATATATTGCAAAATTGTACAAAAGCGATGGGAAAAAATTTTATACTAAAACATCAAATCCAGCATTGTGGAATCAACGTGAAAAATCAGGTAGTTGGAGAGTGTGTATGGTAAATGACAATGTTGAAGCAACAAAAAAACAAAATGATAAATTAATAGCACAAGGATATAGCGGTCTAAAATTACGAAAGGAGTCTATCACAAAATCATTTGAATATATTGGAGACATATTTAATGATGAAAGAGTTCTTGATATTATTAGATTTGACGCAAACGCGTATAAAGATGTATCACAAAGACAAATATCTCTATTTTAATATGAACCACTTTCAAGATTTACACACCGCAAAGCAAGAAAATCGTAGAATGAGACTTCTACTTATCGAACAAAAGAATCAATACGAGAAATTGATAAACGATTTGAGACGAGAAATCTTACGACCTAAGATTGACATAACACAAACAAGCGCAAAATGGGCAGACGTTATGAGAGCAGTTTGTCAAATCTACAACATCACACCTGACGACATCTACTCAAAGAACAGAACGCAACACATACTCTACGCTCGACATACTTTTAACTACATTTGTAGACGTACATTGAGAATGTCACTTGAGTCG